GAATGTATCTTTAGCGGTGACCAGGATCTGCAGAATGTAAGTACAGGAGATACATTATCAAGATCTTATAATCTGCACTGCAACGGGGAAGTAGAACCCCGTTCATCACTGACAATTTGATATCTGGTCAACACAAGGGTGGCTAAAACTGGCCACCCTTATTTTTATAAACGGAGGAAAATAATACATGGCAAGAACTGCAAATATCGAAAATGAAGAACCAAGAACAACTGAAATTGATATGACAGAGGCGGAAGCCGAGGAAGCATTAAAGGAAGATATGAGAGCTAATGAAATGGATTATCTGAATGGTATTTTAGAGGCAGCAGATGATGTGGATGAAGAAACGAAGGAAATTAAAATCATTCGTTCCGGAAAATTGTATTTTGCTTTTTCTGTCCATGCATTATCAGATGATGATATGTATGAGATCAGGAAAAAGTACACCAAATACGCAAAAAACAAGAGAACTGGAATGAAAGTAACGGATGGAATGGATAATGCAAAATTCCGCAGTTCCCTCATCTACAATGCAACTGTAGCAGAAGATCAGGAAAAATTATGGAACAATAAAAATATTCAGGAAGCACTTAGAAAGAAAGGAAAGAAGATTATCAATGCACTTGACGTGATCGAAGCAGCTCTTCTTCCGGGAGAGAAAGAGAAAGTTCTTGCTACACTTGATGAACTCTGCGGATATAACACAGAAGAAGATAAAGTTAATACAGCAAAAAACTTATAAGGTCCGGTTATAAATCAGCCCTGTTGCACTGGATATTCCAGAGACAGGGGATTAGACCGGATGAAGTGATGGCTTTGCCGGATGGGGTCAGAGCCTTTCTTTTTGCCTCTACGGAGGTATGGATTGAAGAGAATATCAAGAAAAATGAAAAGAGGTGAGATGCTTGGCAGAAACGATAAGGATAGAGATTCCTGTTAATGTAGTCGACAATACCGGTTCCGGAACGTCGAGTGTGACCAGGAATCTCACTGCAATGGAAAGAGCGTTTGAGAGAGCGGATAGGGCGGCACAACGATTCCAGCGTAGATCAGGCGTAGCGGCTGAGATAGAAATAGGAGCAGACGACAATGCAACCCCGGTTCTTTCGGCTGTTGAAAATGCTACGGAGCAGATAGACGGAGAGACGGCACAAGTTGAAGTTGCGGCAGATGATTCTGCTACGCAGACGGTCAATGCTGCTTCGGATGCTGTAGAAAATTTTGACGGTACTTCCGGAGATGCAGAAATAGGAGCAGACGATAGCGCCACCCCGGTAGTATCCGCCGCATCTGATGCGGTGGAGAATTTCGATGGAATGAGTGGGGATGCCGAGATTGGAGCATCTGATGAAGCTACGCCGGTTATCCGGGCCGCACAGGATGCAGCGGAATCATGGGGAGGAAGCGTGTTTAATGCTACCATTGGTGTCATAGATGCGGCGACCGCTCCTATTTCTGCGATTGCAAGTGCAGCAAAAAATCCGGTTGTGCAAGGGGCATCGTTGATCGGTGCCAGTTTCGGTGTGGCAGAATCGGTTAATTCCTTCCAGGACTTCGAAGCTATGATGTCCCAGGTGAAAGCTATTTCTGGTGCAACAGGACAGGCATTCGATGATCTGACCGCAAAAGCACAGGAGATGGGCGCAACGACCAAGTTTACGGCTACAGAATCAGCTGAGGCGTTTAATTACATGGCTATGGCAGGATGGAAGCCGCAACAGATGATTGACGGTATATCCGGTATTATGAGCCTTGCAGCAGCATCTGGAGAAGACCTTGGTACGACTTCCGATATTGTGACAGATGCGCTGACAGCTTTCGGATTACAGGCGGGTGATGCAGGGCATTTTGCTGATGTTCTTGCTCAGGCGAGTGCCAATGCCAACACAAATGTGTCAATGCTTGGAGAATCGTTTAAATATGTCGCTCCTGTTGCTGGCGCTATGAATTACAGCGTTGAAGATACATCTCTTGCGCTTGGTTTAATGGCAAATGCAAGTATTAAAGGTAGCATGGCCGGTACCGCACTTAAAACATCTTTGGCAAATATGGCGGCACCTACAGACAGCATGGCAGCAGCTATGGATAAATACGGAATCAGCCTTACAGATTCTGAGGGAAACATGAAATCCCTTCGAGGAGTAATAGATAATCTTCGAGGAAGCTTGGGTGGACTTTCTGAGACTGAGCAGACAGCAGCAGCTTCAACCATTTTCGGAAAAGAGGCCATGGCCGGCATGTTAGCAATCATCAACGCCAGTGAAGAGGATTACAACAAGCTGAGCACAGCAATTGGCAATTCAAAAGATGCGGCAGAGGGAATGGCTGACACGATGCTGGACAACCTTAAAGGCTCCTTTACATTAATGCAGAGCGCTATCGAAGGCACAGAGAACGCCTTCGGGAAACGTCTATCTCCATACCTGAGAGATATTGCAGGCGGAATAGCTGATGCAATGCCAGGGATAACAGACGGAATCAATGCGGTTATGGATGTGGTAGATGATAAGATTGCAGGCGTAAAACGCAAGATCACTGACATGACCAGTTCTGACGAGTGGAAGAATGCGGATCTGTTTGGAAAGATAGACATAGCATGGGATTCAATAATCGCAAAGCCGTTCGGGAATTGGGTTTCTGGAGATGGCGCGCAATTAATATCCAGTGGGCTTGGCACATTATTTTCGAGTGCAGCGGCTATTCTTCCGGGAGGTGAAAAAGCAGGACTAACATCGTGGTTAAGTGCAGGAGTTCTAGCGAAAGGAGCGGTGGCGATCGCACAAAAAGGGAAAAGTGTAGTGGAAACCCTATCCCCTATCGGAGATGCTATCAGTAATATTACAGAAGCTGCCGGAAGCGCAAACGATGTGATGGATTTCGCAAGTAATCTGGGTTCAATGATTCCTATGGGAGCAAAAGTTGGACTTGCGGCAGCGGGAATTACAGCTGCGATTATAGGAATCAAACTTGCAATCGACAAGTATAACCAGACTCAGCTTGAGAATAGTTTGGAGGAACATTTTGGGAAGATTAAATTATCTGCAGACGAAGTCAAAGATGTGGCGGCAGGAATACTGAATCAGAAGTACCTTACCAATGTCGAACTGGCACTAAATGAAGTACAGAATGCCGACAATCTGAGAGCTGAAGCACAGAAAGCTTTAGAGTCAAATGATGTCCTTGAGTTCAAGAGCAGAGTTGGAATCACTTTGACAGCTGATGAACAGCAGGAATATACGGATAATATTAATACTTTTGTTGAAAGCAAGATATCTGAACTGGAGAGCCGTACATTTGCGGCTCACATTCACGTCCAAACATATCTCGGAGGGACAGAAGACGGCCAGACATTAGCCCAGAACATCAAGGAATGGGCTAGAGCGGACAATTTAGAACTATCCGATTTATCCAGTCAGCTGTCACAAAAGGTCTCTGAGGCCTTGAAAGACGGCATCGTTGATGTGAATGAAGAAGAAGCTATTAGTGCATTGCAGGAGAAGATGAATAACATTACTGCCCGTTGGAAAGAAGCCGAAGCACAAGCACAGTGGGACTGGATAAACCAGAAATACGGTCAATTAAGCGCGGCTGATCTGGAAAGCGGTTCGTTTACAGACTTGATGGATGAAATGCGAAGCCAGCGCGAGACTGCAATGGAAAGCATTAAAGCAGATACGACTCAGTGGTATTCGGAATTGGAGGCAATGAAGGACTATGGAAGAATTACTCCTGAACAGTATGAGAGCTACAAAGAACAGACTGGATGGTATGTAAGAGGCCAGGAAGGTTCCGAATTGTCGAAGAGCCTTGAACTTGGAAGCAACACTTTGAATGACACATACGGTGAGAAGATTACCGGAAACATCCAGACGCTTACAGAAAATACACAGAATGCTTTGAAGAGTGCGGAAACCAGTTTACAGAGCGAAAGTTATGGAATGATTGCGGGTACCTTTGAAGATGCGTTTAAATCAATGGATGATGGTAGCGGATTCTTTGGATTTGGCGCAAACGCTAATCAGAGAGCACTAAACGAGCTGTATCAATCAATGGCACCAGACGTTAGTCGGATGGGAAGCTTGATTGACCAGTACAGAGAAGCAGGGCAGGCAGTACCGAAGAGCCTTATGGAAGGATATAAGGAAGCAATCGAAGTTGGTGCGGCAGCAGGTGATGTTGATGCGGCTTGGCAGAATTACGCAAACCAAATTCTTGAATCCGGAAGTGAAGAAATGAAGAGCGTTCTCACAGACCCGAGCAATCCTGCGTACAAAGATTTGCACGAACAGTTACCTGATGAGCTTAGAACTGCAATTGATAGGGCTGCGGCAGAAACAACAACAGACGAGATAACTCTTGAAGGGTTGAGAGCCGCTGTTGATGGAGATGTGGATATTGATAAAGATTCCTGGGTATCAGCACTGAATGAAAAACTGGGAGATCTTGCAACTACTGAAGAGGTTACTGCTGACAGCATAAAGATTAAAGTTGAGCAGGGGGATTGCCTTTGGGAAATTGGCAATGCTCTTGGAATTGACTGGCAGACTATTGCGGAACAGAATGGCATCGAAAGCCCATACGTTATTCATCCAGATCAGGAACTCACCATCTCCATGGACACAATAACTGCTGAAATGGACGGAGATAAGGCGCAGGCTGCTATCGAGCAGGCAATGTCGGCTCTGGATGCTGAAGGGGCTGAAATGTCCGTTACAGCAGAAGGAGTGAAAGTTGATCTGGCAAATGTTGAAGTGGATTCCGATGTAGCAGCGGCTCAGATTGAAGCGGCTCTTGGTATGGAATCAGGGACACTTGCAGCCAACGGCATTGAAGTACAGGCAGGAGCAACCGTAACAATTCCACAGGAATTGGTACAGGTTGATACTTCTGGTATACAGAGCGCAACCGCAGAACAGACCGAAACGGAACCGGTTGAGACAAATACAACTGCAAACGTTAATATCACTGATGCGACCACAGATGCGTCCGGAGCAAAAGAGCAGGCACAGTCAGAGGTTGAAAGTACATTCTCTGAATCTATGCCGACAGACGGACACACTGACGTAACACTCGATCAAACAAATAATGCCGCTGAAGTATATTCTGAAGTTGCAGGAGAAGTACAGTCTACATTCTCAAATCCGATTCCTGCGTCTTGTACAGTTAATGTAACTCTTGACTGGCATATCACGAACCCTAGCGCCGGAATAACAACGTCTGGAAGCGGTTCTTCTGTAACGGCATCTATTGCAGGCAATGCAGAAGGAAGCATTGTTACCGGTCCACTGTTGTCCTGGGTAGGTGAAGATGGTCCAGAGGCGATTATTCCTCTTGGTTCAAAACGCCGTGATAGAGGTATGGATTTGTGGTTGCAGGCAGGACGTGCGCTTGGAGTAAAAGAATATGCGGACGGAGGTATGGTTGGAGATGTTCCACTGTCAGGAGATTCGGCAGACTCATCTTCCGGAAGCACTGGCAACAATGGCGATAAAGGGCAGGTTGTGATTAACATGAATCCAGTCTTCAATATTAATGGAGACGGAGGAAATGATACAGTCAATTCAATCAAGGAGAAATTGAAAGAACTGATTAACGAAATGTCCGGAGAACTGGCATCAAGATTACTCGAATCATACGCAAATATGCCGACGTAGAAAGGAGAGAGGGCATGGAGATATATTTAAAAGAGGCGGCAAATAAGCAATCCTGTCTTCGCTTTCCTTCTCTCCCAGACAAGGAGATTACCGTTAAGGGAAATTCAAAATACCAGAAGTACGATCTGATAAAAAAGGGAACCTTTGCATTTCCGGCTGGTCCGGATATCAGATCATATGAATGGTCCGGATATTTCTGGGGCAGAGCGAGAAAGAAATGGAACATAAACACTAAGTGGTTGGACCCGAAGTTCTGCATAAGGAAACTGGAAAATTGGAGAGATAAAGGTACAATCCTGAATCTTGTAATTTCCGCTGGCGGAGGCATAAACACAGATGTCACAATTCAGAGCTTTGAATATAAGAAATTTGGCGGAAAAGGAGATTATTCCTATTCCATCACTTTTTATCGTTACCGCCCTCTAAAGATTCAGACTACAAAGGATCTTGGAATTGACAAGAAAAAGAAGAAGACAACAACCCGAACAAACCTGAAGAAGACCTCGACAGAAAAGAAAAAACAGACCTATACAATAAAATCCGGCGATTGTCTATGGGATATTGCAAGAAAGTTTTATGGATCTGGCGCAGACTGGGAAAAAATTTACAATGCGAATAAGACGACAATAGAAAAAGCTGCAAAGAAATATGGTCATAAGGATAGCAATAAGGGAGATTGGATATTCCCTGGAACTATCCTTACGATACCGTAAAGGAGGCATTATATGGTTGATCCGCTGAAATATTCTTACTATTTGGTTCTTGTAACTGAAAAAAAGAAGAAATATGACATAACAAATTTTGTCGAAGATCTGGGATGGGAAGAGCTGGAAAACGAACTCGCAGCAAGACTATCATGTACAGTAAAAAATGATAAGACTGCAAAAGGGCGTATTTCCAGTTTGTCTAAACCGGGATGTTATCTGTATTTATATTACAGATATAAGACAGGAACTGCGCATGAAGCTATGCGTGGCCGGATTGTAGAATGGAATCCATCTGCAAAGTCAAGCAGTCAACCATTAAAGCTGAAGGCCTATGATAACCTGTATGATTTGCAGGAGTCGGAAGACTGTGTATATTATTCTTCCGGAGCAAGAACCAAGCAGGTTATACAGGATTATTTCAAGAAATGGGGTATACCAATTGGTAAATATACCGGACCTGATGTGGATCACGGAGTTATCAAAGAAGATAAAAAGAAGCTTGGAACGATGGTTAAGGATATTCTGGACGAAGCAAAGAAAAAGGGTGGAGGCTATTCGGTAATCCGCTCTGTAAAGGGCAAGGCCCAGATTCTGGCGATTGGCAGCAACAAGAACATCTATCATTTTGCTGAGGCAGAAAATCTAATAAGTGTTTCTCATAAGATCAGCACTTCGGGAATGGTTACACGAGTAAAGATTCTCGGAGAAGCAGACGATGATAAGCGTAGGCCAGTAGAAGCTACGGTTGATGGTCAAACAAAGTACGGCATCCGCCAGAAGATCCTTACCAGAGGCAAGGATGACAGCTTAGATGAGGCGAAGAAAGAGGCAAAAGAAGTTCTTGAGGATGATGGAAAACCCAAGCAGGAAATCAAAGTGGTTGCTGTTGATCTTCCTATTATCCGAAAGGGAGATATTATTCATTTGAAAATGTCTACCGGATCTGGATATTATTGGGTAACGGCTATTACACATGATTGCGACAAAATGGAAATGACTATGACCTTGAAGAAAACTAAGCTGAAATCTTCGCCCTCGAAAAAGGATAACAAGAAAAAGGATGGAGATTACAGCATCGGAGATACAGTCAACTTCCATGGCGGCTATCATTATGTTTCTTCGGATGCAACATCAGGATACAAGGTAAGCGCCGGAAAGGCGACTATAACATACAGTAATCCGGGCAGTGCTCATCCATGGTGCTTGGAAAATGTTAACTGGGCTGAGACACATGTATGCGGCTGGGTAGACGAAGGCTCGTTTGATTAGGAGGGCATATGGCATATGACAGTAATGACGGTGTCGCACGATTAGCTGCGGTATTAGATGCAAGAATGAAGGATCACGCAGATAAGCCGCTCTTCCTTGATTTTGCAGAGATTCAGGCAGACGGCAGCCTGCTCTCGAATACATTTCCGATTCCAATTCCTAAAAACGATTACAGAGTTTGTAGGCAATTAACTCTTGGAAAGACGGGAGATGCATTTTGCGATGTCCGGGCAGATGAACATTCTGGAAAAGCATATCTTCCGGAATCTATGCGGCAGTTGCAGGCCGGAGACAGAGTGTTGATTGCGTGGGTGCAAGACACTGCTGTTGTGATCGACATTATAACCAGACCGGTATAGGAGGACATATGGCAGACAATAACTTATATCCGGTGGTGGATATACCGGAATATGAGGAAGAAAATGAAGAATATGATACAGAGTACAAGCCATCTGTGGCGTGGGACTTAGAGAAAGGAGATTTCGTTTGTAAATCTCCTTTTTGTATGCTCAAAAGCGAAGGACTTGAAGCGTACAAGATATGGTGCGTGAAGGCCGTATCAACAGAAAGATATAGTTGCCTCGGGTACGACGATGACATCGGTGCAGAGATGGAAGATGCCATGAAGGAAGAAGATGACACAGCTGTGGAACTGGCAATTGAACGTACCATAGAAGAGGCTCTGATGGTAAATCCAAGGACTGAATCCGTAGAGGACTTTGAGTTCTCATGGGAACCATCTGTGGTTTATGTGAAATTTACAGTGTACGCAATACACTGGGAGAAATTTGATTTAGAAGTAACATTGAAAAGGAGATGAGAATTTGACAGAAGAATTTGTAACTCCAGAATTTATAGATAATAGTGATCCTGATACGATCCAATCCAGGATGATGAACAATCTGCCTGTTGATATCTCTGATATGCCGGCAGATTTCCCATACGATTTCACAATGCCA